GCTAAGAAATCCATTATTCTTCTTCTTCATTTTTTTGTGGAGCAACAACATCAAATGCTTTGCAATCATCGCATACTCCATTTAGTGCTTGTTTTATTGGTTTATCACATTCTATGCAATGAAAAGGCATTGGCATTATTTAACTCTCCGCAGTTCTCTGTTAATAAAATATGTATGTTCAATATCATCTAATTCAACATTTATATCTTCAATCCACCATTGAATTTGATTTATCTTTTTTTCTTTCTTTTTTTCCCCCAGCTTAGAGGATTTAAATTTAATTCTTTTTCGTACCATTCTAATTGTTGTTGCATTTGTGTTATTTTTACTTCTTCTTCTTCTATATGTTTGCTGACAAGTTCTTCAATTTCGGTATCAGCAAGTTCCACTCTACGTTCAAGTTCTCTAATTCTGTTTTCAATTTGTAAGTACGAATAAACAAGTCCAGCGACAAGGACAAGAACCTGCCCAGCCCATTTAAGATTAATACTGACAACAGTATTATCTCCCACAACCGTAGCTCTATAACTTCTTGCCGTCTTAGGTTTACTTGTTTCACTCACTTTTTCTCTACTGTTTCCCATTCATGATGTTTATGACAATAGTTATCTCCTATTAATATTCCACCATCAACTGTGGTCCTAACATACCAATGTTTTATACTATCTTGATCTGTAATAATCATAAAATCTGTACTAACTGAATCAGATGGAGATATAGCAATACCACCTACAGACCAACCACCATTACATCCAGTAACAGTAGTAATAATCCCTAATATCATTAGCAGCATCACTATCCACCAAAATAATAACTTTCGCTCATTAGCCTTCACCAGACCATTCTTCCTTTTTCATTTCTTCAATAGCTTCACTATGACTCATTGCAGTAATACCAGTTACTCCACTAACTGCATCTAATGTTCCATCTTGTATAGGTAGTTCATACTTTACAATTACTTTACTTTCATCATTATTCCATCTTGGGCTTCCAAGTTTACCATTTTTAAATGCTGACTCTTTCCAAGTTGGGTCTTGTAATGTGGTCGTATCTATTTCTTGGTCTGTGTATGTATACTCTTCTTCAACTTGAGGAGTAGAATGAGGCTCTGCATTAACTTTTTCAAGTAGTTCTGCTTTGGTATCGCTTGAGCTATAATCTATATCAGCATCATCCATATATGCTTTGATCTCTGCTTTAGTATTGTCTTCTGATGGGTAGTAATCATATTTATCCACCATTCTCTTGCCAGTCTTTTCCACATCCTTATATGTGTACTCATTCCAAGACAATCTATCAGCAGTCTTTAGTTTAGCTGGGAGTTTACCTTCCCAGATTGCTTTTGTTAATATTAAATAAGTTGGATACATAATGTTACCTATTAGTTTTTGTGTTTACCTTTTCCATGTTTATAGTTTTTTTGAATTTCTGCCAATGATAGTTCTCTATTATAGACTCTTGCTTCATCTATCATCCCATTAAATGGCAATCCATTTGCTCTTTTACCAATATATATAGGGTCGTGAGTAATTGCTACATTTGTACAATCTGACTTCGTACCATCTAAAGCATCATTTACATATATTTTAATAGTAGTACTACCATTAAAAGTGACAGTAGCCATATACCAAGTATTTAAAGATATTGTAGCACCTGAGGCATTTGCAAAGTCAGCATCTCCGTGTTGATTTCCCCATCCAATTGTGTTATTTCCAGTATGCACATAAAGACTGCTTTCTTCGTGTCCAGTAGTTGGGTCACCATAAGACATTAACATTGGATAAGATTTATAAGATTCTAATTTAAACCAACAACTCATAGTAAATGTCCTACCACCAGACATATCTAATCCAGCAGTTTTGGGAATTAATAAATATTCACTTACACCATCTAACCTCAACACATTTCTATCATCATTCTTAAACGGAAATCCTAATCCATCTTTATTTGAGTTTAATCCCTCGCGAATTGTGATTGCATCTGGTGTGCCAGCGGGTGTGCCATTGTTGCCAGTATTAAGTGTAGCACCAGAAACAGTACCATTATTTGAGTTACTACTTAAATCAATTACTGTACTTGCACTATCAAGTTTCCAATAACCAACAAGATTTGAATCTGATGACCAATTTGAATTAACTCCATTGTTATATTGAGCTAAAACTTGAGCAGTTGTTAAAGCTATGTCATAAATAGCTACTTGTGCTATTTCACAAGCGGGATATAAACTTGCTGACCTTGCTATGTATAATGGTTCTGAATTATCCACATTTAAACTATTTACTCCTGTTGTGCTACCCTCTTGAGAACCATCTGTATATAGATATAAATTATCCCCACTTCTTACCATTGTAGTTAAATGCCACGATTCATCATTTACAGCTACAGTACCAGCAGAAACTGCAACATTAGAACTTCCACCACCAATACGGCATCTCATTTGGTTTGCACCATTTTCCATATATATTGTCCATCCAGCAGTATTATCTGAAAATGTTGCTTTTTTATTTAACATAGGTTGGTCGTGTTGAGCATCGCTTTTATGCCAAAAGCTTACTGTAAAATCATTAGTGCCTTGGTCTAATGTGTCTGAATCTGAAATTTCGACATAGTCATTAGTACCATCAAAACTTAAATAACTCCACCCTCTTCTATCAGACCAACTACTAATCCCATCATTACGCCAGTAACCCATAAGATTACCAGCTTTACTATGAGTAGTAGCATCTAATGCGACACCATCGTTGAATAGTTCTTGTACTTCTGTATTAGAAAGAGCAGTATTAAATACCGAACATTCATCAATAGTGCCTTGAAAGTATTTACCTTTTTCACTTGCATTACCAGACCTACCCATCATCCACTTATCATAAGTGTCATTAAATCTTGGATCAATAGAGCTACTATATGAATCAGCTAATGCTCCATTTACATATAAATAGTAATAATTATTGGTAGCATCTCTAACAAAAACTGCATGATAAGTTTTTCCAACAGATAATGTCGCAGATGTAAGATTATCATATACAGTAGAAGCTCCTTCTCCAGCAACCCCATGTAAAGTAGTGCTATTTAAAAGAAAGCCGTGTCCAAAAGATGAAGCGGCATTATAGTGCATTGCTCCAAATATTGCTTGAGTACCAGTTAAGTCAGATGCATTAAACCAAGCACTCAATGTTTGGTCACCAGTTCCAAAAGCACTTGCTCCTAAATCAAGATAGCAATCATCATCAAACCCATCAAACAACATTTTTTCATTGTATCTCATCAAAGGTACTTGTGGTATCGTTGGTTCTGAATCAGCAGTAGCAAAGCCAGATGAGGATATTCCTACTTCTTTAATTGAATAATCTGAAATTGTATAATTGTAAACTGCATTTGCACCATTTCTTACATAAGGATAATAATTTGTTAAAGTAGAGCTTGGTGTAAATGTCATTGAATTTGAACCAGCACCAGAAACATTTGCTTGAGTAGTATTAGTATCTCCTGTAACAGCAGAATTTACTCCATAATGAATAACTGGTAATGCAACACCCGAATTAGCAGTTATTGTAAATGCTATTTTATATGTTTTACCAGCAGTAAAAGTTATTTGTTTACCATAAGCATTATCATTATTACCTTGTCCACTATCTGTGTTTACTGCTGTAAATCCAGTTGCTGATGCACTTGCAAATCCAAGCATATCACTATTAACCCAAGTAGAATCATGTAACTCATCCCCAAAGAAATTTGTAGTAGCGTGGTTGCCCATATTGATAGGAGTAAATTTTACAAATTCCCAATCTACTGTATCTCCATTTTCAGCATTTGTTAAATAAAATCTTTGGTCACCATAACTACCAATACCATTTATATAATATTTTAAATGGTATGAATCACCAACAGAAGAAAGTTCAGGACTATATTTATTGTGATATGTACCAGCGGCATCTCTTAATTGAAATTTTACTTGAAAAGGGTTTCCGCTAACAAAATGTACTTTTGCTTCAAACAATCCAAAATCTGAAAAAGTATGCGGTTGATTCCAATGCAAAAACCAATATCCATTATCAGCAGTTACAACTTGCCTCATGTGTCCAGTAGAAGAATTGTAGCTTTGAGTAGTATTTGTACCAGTTGTAAGCCAA